TCTATCAAATGCCTTATTATCATAAAATTTAACGCTTATATTCTTGGGAAAATTATAACCTATGTCTCCGCCGTACACAAGCACTTGACTTGGTTTAATTCTTTTTATTGCTTCATCCATCCCATCGAACCATACCTTTGTTGCTGATTCTTCTTTTTTTACGCCAATAGTTGAAACTGTAACTGTTCCGCCCTGCTCTATTCCGTCAAAGCAAAAAGCAAAAGTTTCTTTTTCTGCCCATTGCAACGTCGGTATTACAGTTATTCCTGCGTCCTGCATCATCTGCCCGATTAATTTAGAGCGATAAACGTTCCAAATTTTCATACTCATTGGCATATCCATATATAAGCTAAAATCAGGAGTGAATACACATTGATATTTTTTCAATTTCTCTATGTATTCTTGCGGATTGTTCCATATTCTTTCGAATTGGTAATCGTCGATATAGAAATGTACGCCACAATCTGTTTTTTTACTGCTTAGAACGTAATTAAAAGAAATCAGTTCGTCGGGTGTAGCATTCTGTGCCTTGATAATCGGCATCTGGTAAAAACCAGTGCTTCTAGCATTATCAAATTCATCAAGGTTGTAAGCGCTATATGTACGCTTTCTTTCGTCGCCATAATAACCATCGTCAATGTCGCCCAGTTCGTCCATATCAGGAATATCAAAGCCGAACTCTTCCATATCGAATTCGAATATATCTTTCAATTCCTGATTGAGAATATCCAAATCAAAATCGCTATTCATAGTTAGCTTGTTGTGCGCCAATATATATGCTTTCTTCTGCTGTTCAGTAAGATTGCTTAACCTGATGCACGGAAGCTGTTCTATGCCTAGCTCTTTAGCTGCCATCATTCTGCCGTGTCCCTCAATAATCATATTGCTTTCATCTATGGCTATTGGGTCGTTAAATCCGAACGATTCAATGCTCTGCTTAATCTGTTCGATTTGCTCTTTTGGATGTTTCTTAGCGTTGTTCTGATACGCTTTTAATTCGTTTATGTTAATCTGTTCTAATTCCATCGCTTGACCTCTGCTTTAACCTTCATTTTTAAAGCGCTCATTGTGAAAATGGGCGCTTTAAGGAGGGTAAAAAAACAAAAAAAATCAAAAAAATGAATAGTTACCTTTTTTATAAACAATCTGCTTCTCTAAATGCAGCGATTATTTTCGGAAATTGAATTGCAAGCCAATCTACCATTTCTTCATTCAGCGCCCAGCATTCAAATTCATTACTGTTATTCCATAATCCTGATTCGTATAAAAATGCGTGTACTATCTCGTGTCTTACTACCTGATTTCTATATATATGCAAATCTGCAACTGTATCTTTATCTTGCGCAAATTCTGCAATCTTAATCGTTTTAATTGAATAATCCATAATGCCATCTGAATCTTCGGGCATTTGTTCTTCTGGAACATTATACTTGATTATGTATGCTGTTCCTAATATGTTTACTTTTTTATCTTGCACTTTTCCTACTTTTCCTGCTAAAAAGATAGCCTTTTGATTGTTTTAAAATTTTTTAACAAAGAGTAGAAAAAAATCTTTTCTTTTCTACTCTTCACTCTACCATTTTAGCATAGAATGATGTGTCTTTCTATGTCCTTTTGTGTCCTCTTTTTATTTCATTCCATTAACTGCCCTAAACTCTTCCAGTGCCTTGCCGTGCATCTTAAGAGTATATCTATAGCTATATCCCATATCAATTGCTATCTGTTCCCAATGCTCTAACTTGCAGTACTTTTTATATAGCAACTTTGCATATTCAGCATTCTTTACTTTCTGAATTGATATGATTACATTAGCCCTTGTTAGCGTAAACTCTCTAATCATTGAAGCGTATGTATTCATCTTTTCATCAATTAAGCATATTGTATCTGCCATCTTATCGCCTGATATTGAGCTTATTACCTTTTCGCCCTGCTGCATAGCTCCCATACTTACAGATAGCTCTTTCAATGTCTTTATTTCTTCCTGCATAATTGCTATTCTGTCCTTAATATGCTTAACCTGTGATAGATATTCCTTTGCTGTCATTTCTTCCACTCTTTCTGTCTCCCTTCGTGTAGTTTTAATCCTTTTTCTTTGCTTTACATAATGCCCATAATACAAATATTGTTGCGATTAGCATAATAATAGCTATCGTATTAATAATTGCCATCTAATCACCACGCTTCCATATCAAATTCTTCTTTTGGAATTTTTGTATTGCTAATCTTTTTATAAATATCAACATATATTTCATCCTTTGCTCTGTTGTATGTAACTTCTGCGTATCTGTCACCCATTGGCTGTCCCCAAATAGTACACTTCTTATAACCTAATTCGTGTGCAAACCACACTAGGTCTAATTCGCTAATGTTAATATTTTCGTTTAATACTTTAATCACCGCATTCTTTGCAGCCTTCTCAAATTCGTAACTTGTCATTCTATTCGTTCTCCTTTTCAAAATCCTTTTTGTTAACATATTCTACAATTGCCTTGTTATCTCCAATAAGCATCACTTGAAGAACTACGATTTCTGTATTATCATATTGGAATAATCTAGGTTTTTCATCATTAAAAATATATGGCTTGTCTAACAACCCTCTTATGGTTATCTTGCTTTTAGGATGTGACTTTCTCAAAGTCCCGCTTACTGCATTAATGTTATAGTTAAATCTATTTACTGTTGTACTATCAAGCATCTATTCCACCACCTTTCACTATCTCAATTGCGTATGCATAACTTCTCGCTTTCTGTTTTCCTATTTCTTTATTGTAAGTGGCATCATTCCAGAATTTTTTTTCATTTTCTAACTGTTCTAAAACCTTATCCACGTCATAGGCTGTTGGCTGTTCATCTACTGCTTTTATGCAATCTTTAATTACTGCACTTACTTTTATGCTTTCAATATCTTGCACATCAATAGGGCTTTGCTGTAACATAAAATCATTTAAATGTAAAATTAATTTATCTGCATCTATTAATCGCATTCTAATAACTCTCCTTATTCTGGTATTCCGAAGTTCTTATATGTTGCTGAAAAACTAAATTGTTTGCCACACTTATAGCAGGTTTCAGTTATAGTACACATCTTTTTTTTGTCATCACAGTGGGCTAGCGTACTTCCCGATTTGAATTTATGCCCTCCTGTTAATAAACACATTAATCTATTCATTTTTGCTTTCTCCTTTTAATTCTGAAAAAATCCTGTTTCATAGTCAACTTTAATAGGCTTGTCTCCTATTATTTGTGTTTTTAATGTTCTATCTTCAAGTGAAAGAATAATCATACAATCGTTTAGCTCAAATATTTGTACATCTCCTTCACTGAATTTTACATCTTCTCCATATTCCTTTTCATATGCATCTAGCAATATATTTATTAAATCTTTATTCATCTTCCTGCTCCTCTCTGTATGGCTCTGGTAATGGTTGCCAAGCAATAATATCAAATACACTTTCATAACCATTTGACCAACCGTGATGATAATATGACACTCCTATCATTCCATCTTCATTAGTGGTTAAATACGCTTTTGCTTTTGGTTCAAAAGTTTCAGGTAATCTTTCATTACATAGAATCCAACCATTGTTTGCAGTTTTTTCAAATTTAAAATCTTCTTTGCATTCTTCATAACCTTCCTGATGAGCTTTGTATAGTTCTTCTTCCAACAACTCTTTTACTGCGTACAATCTCCACTCATCTCCATCTTCATACAAATCCATTGGTGCTTCTTCTGGAACATTAAATTGAATTAAATACTCTCCAAAATAGTAAGATTCTTCCATCGCTTCAAATGCTTCTCTAGCTGTAATCTTTCCACGCTTTTTAGTTAGTTTAAAATATTGCGCATTTTTAGAATCTAATTCTTTTGTAATTCTGACCTTTGCCATACTGTTTCCTCACTTTCTGCTAGTTTTGCGTATTTCCAAAAAGTCACATCATATTCATCATCCACTGTCCAAGATGTAGCTCCACTCACCCACGCATAAACTTTTCCATCTGCAAATTTAGCAAAATATCTATTCACCCATTCTTTATCTTCATTATTTCTAACCAATATTGGTGTATCAACCTTGACTTTCGACCAGTCAACTTCTGGCTCTTCGTATTCTGAAAATAACCATCTTAATATATTTTCTTCGCAACTTTCTTTAAAAAAT